GCCACCCTTTCAAGGTGGATATCGCGGGTTCGAATCCCGCTGGGGGCACCATTTGCATTTTGTACGAACCCGCTGGATGTCAAGTCTGGCGGGTTCGTTGTTTTCCACGTCGTAGTTCAGCGTCACTATGCACTCTTCGTCGCTCACGCTCGCCTGGTATACGAACGCCTTCAATAGAGTCGCGTCGTCCAGGGCGGAGCCGCATTGCAGGAAGTCGGCCAGCCGCTCGGGGTCTATCTGATCGTCCCTGATCGCCTCAAGGTCGAGCTTGGCGCGGTCGCGCTGATGCTCAAGCTCCGCTATGCGCTCCTTCGCGCCCGGGGCGATTATGCCCTGTTCGATGGCGTTCAGGATGTTCTTCAGGCCGCGCTCGGCGGCCGAGAGCGATTGGGCGGCCTGCTTGCGCCTCGCCGCCACCTCTGCCCCGTCCGAGCTTTCCGCCACCATGCGGGCTATCCTCAAGGCCTCCTCGCGGTCTTGCAGAAGAGCCCGCAGCGCCTTGACGATCTCGCCCTCAAGCTCCTCGCGCCTGACGGGCTTAACGCATCCGTCGTGGCAGCGGTAGTACTCGTACTTGCGGTTGCCGCGCCCGCGCCCGCTTACGCCTTGCAGGTTGCGCCCGCAGCCCGCGCAGATCGCCTTGCCAGAAAGGGCGAAGTCGCCCCAGCTCTCCGCGCTGCGCTCCTTGGCCGCGCGTATGCCCTGTGCCTCCATGAACGTCACCTCGTCGATGATCGCGGGCATGCCGCCCTCTTTGACAACGCCGCCCCACTCGTAGCGCCCCGTGTACTTCCGGTTCTTCACCATCCGCTCGACCATCGAGTAGCCGCACGGGTTTCCCTGCGAGGTCTTGACCCCGCGTGCCGCGAAGTCGCGAGCTATCGAGTTGGTGGTCTCCTTTGCTATGCGCCGCTTGAACGCCTCGCGCACGAAAGCGGCCTCGTCCTCGTCGATCACGTACTCGTCGGCCTCGTTGCTGGCGTAGCCGAACACGCGCACGCCGTTGGTCTTGCACTTGAGCGCGTTGCCCTCCATGCCGCGCCTCGTGCGGATCGCGGTCTTCTTCGACTCGCATGCCGCAAGGCCCTCAAGCAGCTTCTCGTAAATGATGCCCTCGGGCGAATCTGGTATCTGTTCAAGCGCCGAGACGAGCTTCACGCCGTGCTGGGCAAGCTCGCGCTTGTATATGGGCGCGTCGTACTCCCCACGGCTGAAGCGATCCATCATGTACACAAGCACTATGTCGCTCTCACCCGCGTTGGCTACCATGCGCTGGAACTCGGGGCGGTCATCGGTACGACCGCTTATGGCATAGTCGCAGTATTCCGCCACGATGGCGTACCTCTCGCGCTGGCACCACTGGCGGCAGATGCGCAGCTGATCATCTATTGAGGCCTCGCGCTGCTTGTTGCATGAAAAGCGGGCGTATATCACCGCAGTTTTTGGCATAATTGGAAACGGCCTCCTTTCAGAGGTTCTTTAGGAAAGCCCCGCGGGCAGCGTTGCAGCGCTATGACCCCGTGGGGCTTCTTCTTTTCTATGCGTTGATGCGGCGCACGTTCTCGTATGCGAGCTCCGAGAGCAGCGAGTAGAGACCCTGGACGTCGAAGCCCTTCGGGAACTCAAGCGTCTTGGTCTCCGTCTGCACGCCTTGGACCTTGTAGTACGGGCTTGTGATGTACGCGAACGACAGCTCGGCGTGGTCGAAGCCCATACCGGCCGTCTCAAGGCGCACCCCGACGATGCTTTGGAGGTCGATGGACACGGCCGCTGCCTTGGTGCCAGTCATGCCCTGGTGGTCGATGAAGACGATTCTGCGGTCCGTGAACAGCATCTTGTCACGCACGAGCGCAAAGCAGCGCGTGAACGACTCTCCACGCATGAGATACATGCCATATTGCTGCTGAGCGGATTCGGCCGAAAGCTCAGAGTAGTGCCCCATCACACCCTGCACAACGCCACTAGTGCCTTGACCATTTATGGTTTGCTGGTCACGGTCGATTGCATCTTGTACAGCGCTCTGCGCCTGCGACACAGCTGCATTTGCCATGTCCTTCATCATATCTTTCAATGCCACGGCTACTCCTTCCTTGTCGCCGGGAAAGCCTCGGCGATTCCGTTTGCTGCCGCAAGTAATGCCTTGCGGCCCTCTTTATTCATGGCGTTAAAGAGCGTTAGTAATTCGCGCTCGGCGCTTCCCATCTGTTCGCCATCGCCCTCTTCGAGATCGAACAGTTCACCAATTGTGCATTTGAAATACCGGGCGAACTCTGCCGCAGTATCCATATCAGGACTTGTATTTCCAAGCTCGTAGTTTTGGTACGTGCGGTATTTAAGGCCGAACACGCTAGCAGCTTCTTTCTGGGTCAGCCCTGAACGCTGCCGTAGGTCTTTAAGGCTCATATCTCACCCCTAACTTAGGATAGTTGAAGCATACAAGAAACTTGTACGAATAGCAAACTTTTAGGGTTTACAGATACAAGAATCTTGTATATAGTGCCATTCAGGCACAAGAAACTAGTGCAAAGGAGGAAACAATGCTCAACAATCTTGTGTCCGAGCGTAAGCGGGCAGGCCTGACCAGAGAAGAAGTCGGTGAAAAGATCCACCGCTCCGAATACGTTATCGGCAAGTGGGAGCGTGGCGAGAGTTCACCGCTACTGGTTCCAGACGCAATCAACTTGGCAAAGCTCTACGGATGCTCTGTTGACTACCTCGCCGGGTTAGTCGAGGAGCGCACATCAAAAGGCGTAGCGGTCTAAATGTCAGCCGAAGAGGCCAAACAGAAGGAAGAGAAGCCCAAGACCGCCCGCGAAGTTGCCTTTGACGGCATGTGCTCGACGATCCGTCAGGCATACCGCGAGTGGGAACGCCAGCAGAAGGGAGAAGCGAAGGCGTGAAGCAGTGGTCTACACGTGAACTCAGATACCTCGAAGAGCACGCTGGAGACGGCGCCAAGCAGGTAGCCAAGGACCTCGGGCGCTCCATCGACTCAGTGAAGCATATGGCGCGGAAGTGCGGACTCTCACTCCGCAAGCGCAGGCAGTGCCCCCGCTGCGGCCAATGGACGTTCCGACCGCTCAACAGGGTCAACGGCTGGTGCATCGAGTGCACGAAGGAGCTTCACATGGCAGACCTCGCCGAACAGGCCAACGCAATGAAGGAGGAGGCGATCAGGGAGAAGAGGAATGACAGGCAGCGCCAGCGCTACTACAGCCAGAAGAGCAGGGCGAAAAAGGCGACAAAAAAGAGGCCCTAAAAAGCGCCCTAGCAATGACCTGCGAAAACACCGAAAGGAGAACGGAAATGCAGACAAAAAAGAAAGCGAGCGCCCCCCGCTACCACACTTCGGGCACCCGCTACGTAGCCGCCTCGAAAGAGGCTGCGTCCATCATACCATTCGAGGGCAAGCGCCCGACGGCACAGGAGCAGCTTGAGCGCTCCCAGTTCAAGGCGGGCGTCATGGTCGGCTTCCTCGCGGCCCTCATGATCTTCCTCGCCGTGCTCTGGCTCTGGGTCATCCCCACGATGGACCAGGCTGTTGCCGACGCCCAGCGAGCCGTGGGCAGCATGGCGGTGCTCAATGCGTAACAACGAGATATACCGCCCCAAACCCCAGAGCAACCAGCTTGAGATCTTCGGCCTGGGCATGGCTGGCGAGCAAGACGTTGCCGAGGCCAAGAAGTGGATCGAGGCCAACCCCGAGGCGTGGCGGTTCATGCTCTCCAACGCCCGCCGCCTCAAGGAGAAGGGCTACGTGTCGATCAACTACCTGGTGAACATGGTGCGCAACGAGCTGCACGTTGGCTGCAAGAACGGCATAGCCCCAGCCCTTGCCCGAATCATGGAGGCGCGGTACCCAGAGCTGCGCGGAGCCTTCAACAAGCACCGCAGCCAGAGCGATGGGTTCAGCGAATGAGCTGGCAACGCACCCTTGCGGCCACGGCGCACATCACCATGCACCCAGCAGAGCTTGTTGGAAAGCAGCGCCCTATGACCGACTACCGCAACCACCGCACCTACACGCCGACCAAGACGCTCAAGGCCGAGAAGGCCATCAAGGACGCGTTCCGCGCGGCATACGGCGAGACCTTCGCCAACCACGACGGCCCGGTCGTGATGCGGATCTCGACCACCAGGCCGCTCGCGAAGAGCAACCCGAAGTACTGGGAGGGCCGCGCCGACCTCGGCAAGCCCGACTGGGACAACCTCGGCAAGCTCGCCTGCGACGCGCTCAACGGGATCGCCTTCAAGGACGATTCGCAGGTCGACATGGGAGCCGTCACCAAGCGCCCGAGGTCGCCATACGGCACCAAACCACGCATAGACATCTACATCGAGTACTTCGTCGAGGAGTACGTAAAGGAGAAGAAATGAACGCCAAATACTTCGAAGAGAACGGCTTTGAGGACTTCCACGGGACCAAGTTCCACAAAGCAGTGCTCGACCACGCCGCCTGCATCGCGAACAACCTCATGTTCGACGCCACGCATCCTGACAACAACGACGGCGAGACGGCGGCAAACGCCTACCACGTGATGATCGCGCTTTGCGAGGCCGGGCTTTCCAGGATCGACGAGAAGTGCGTCGCCAAGAGCCGCGAGTTCATCGCCGACAAGATCAAGCCCGTCAGCGAGGAAGAGCGCGAGTTCGGTCGCGCGTTCCTTGCCGCCGTTCTCGGCATCAAATAGGAGGTAACGACATGATCAACGAAGCCACCATCCAGGCGCAGTTCAAGCAGGCCACCGTGAAGGGCAGCGTTGCGACCCTGCAATTCGAGATCCTGACCGACGACGCCGACGCCTTCCGCATCATCAAGCAGAGCGGCAAGACGGTTTTGCTCACCGTGGCTGAGCAGCAGCAGGCCATGGACTTCGACGACGAGACGGGCGAGATCTATGGCTAAGGAAACCGAACCGCAGCAGGTCGAGGCCGAGGTCATCGAAACCGAGGCCACCACGCTTGAGGTCACGTACACCGAGGCCACTATCGCTTCGAACATGGACGCGTTGGAGGCCCATGTGAAGAAGGTCGTGGCCGACTACGAGGGCGCCACCTACGACCTCACGAGCGCCCAGGCCATCAAGGAGGCCAAGCACGACCGCAGCTACCTCAACGGCATCAAGAAGGAGATCGACGAACGCCGCAAGGCCGTGAAGCGCGAGTACAACAAGCCGCTCGACGCATTCGAGAGGCGCTGCAAGCAGATCACGGCCATCATCGACGAATCAACCGACGCCATCAAGGCGCAGCTTGACGAGGCCGAGCAGACGCGCAAGGACGCGCTCTACTCGCGCCTACAGCAGCACTACGAGGAGTTCGCGGGGCTGCTCGCGCCGGTCGTCCCCTACGAGCGCCTGCATGAGCCGCAGTGGCTCAACAAGACCTTCGGCGAGATCAAGGCGCAGCAGGCGCTTGAGGCCAAGGTGTCCGACGTGGCCAGAGACTGGGAAACGCTCAAGGCCCAGCAGGAGGCGATGCCGCACTACGCCGACGCGGAGCGCGAGTTCTTCCGCACGCTCGACCTCGGAGCCGCCTTGAACGCGGCGCGTCTGGCCGACGAGGAAGACCAGCGAATCGCCGAGCTGAAGGCGGCCATGGCACCCGAGCCTGAGCCGGAGCCTGAACCTGAACCTGAACCAGAGCCTGAGCCAGAGCCGATCGCAGCGCCCGAGCCTGAGCCGATGCCCGCGCCAGTGCCAATGCCCGCACCAATGCCGGCACCCATGCCAGCACCGGTCGCGGAGCCTTTGGAGGCGTGGACGGTCGAGGTGCCGAGCGCCACGCGATCGCAGATGCAGGCGCTCGCATCCCTGCTCAAGGCGCAGGGAATCACCGGAAGCATCCGCCGGGGCACGCCAGCCCAGGTGGCAGCGAGGATGGAGTAGACGATGGCAGAAGACAAGCACATGACGCTGGCCGAGGCCGTGGCCCAGGTGCAGCGATCCGTGGTGGTGCCCAAGGCACGCTACAACGCCCACGGCAACTTCTACTACCGCAGCATGGAGGACATCGTTGCGGCGCTCAAGGAGCCGTGCAAGGCGGCGGGAATCGCCTTCACGCTCAACGACTCGATCGAGCAGATCGGCGAGCGCTACTACGTCAAGGCCACGTGCCGCCTGTTCTTCGAGGACGGCCACGGCGAGCCTTTGGAGATCGATGCGTACGCCCGCGAGCCTTTGAGCCAGAAGGGCATGAACGAGGCGCAGGTCACGGGCAGCGCATCGAGCTATGCCCGCAAGTACGCGCTCTGCGGAGCTTTCGACATCGACGGCACGAGTGACCCCGACACCCTCATGGGTGACGGCAAGCCCGCCGAGAAGGAGCCGCCCGAGTTCGGCCAATTCATCGCCAAGTGCAAGAGCTGCGGCACCTCCTACCAGTTCGAGAGCCGCCAGCAGTACGAGCAGTTCAAGGCCAACCCCGGGTGCTGCCCGTCCCCCGCATGGCAGGTCGTGTAGGCCATGCAAGACCTCTACGCCGAGCGCATGCAGCTCTTCGACAGGATCATGGACGAGCTTCAGGCGCTGCGCAACAGCGGAAGCCAGTACGCCGAGAACGAGGCCGAGTACCGCAAGGCGCTGCGCATCGCGATCCTTGAGGAGCGATCCAAGGGAACGCCAGTGACGGTGATAAGCGACCTCTGCCGAGGCCGTGAGGACATAGCCGAGCTGAAGCAGCGCAGGGACTGCGCCGAAGCGCTCTACAAGGCGAGCCAAGAGGCGATAAACGTGTACAAGCTCAAGATCCGAACCGTCGACGAGGACATAAAGCGCACCTGGTCGAACGGGACCGGCGAAGGGAGTTACTAAATGTCGATCAACCGAGTGAACATCAGCGGGAACTTGACCCGCGACCCCGAGCTGCGGGCTACCCAGGGCGGCATGCAGGTTCTGGGCTTTGGCGTGGCCGTCAACGACCGCCGCCGCAACCAGCAAACCGGCGAGTGGGAGGACTACCCGAACTTCGTGGACTGCACGATGTTCGGCAACCGCGCCGAGAGCATGGGCCGCATCCTGCACAAGGGCATGAAGGTGGCCATCGAGGGCAAGCTGCGCTATTCGAGCTGGGACAAGGACGGCCAGCGCCGATCCAAGCTTGAGGTGATCGTGGACGAGATCGAGCTCATGAGCCAGAAGCAAGCCCCGGCGGCACCGCAGGGATACCAGCAGCAGTACGCGCCGCAGCCCGCCCCGCAGGCGGCGCCGCAGCAAGCGCCCATGCCGCCCGCCCAGGAAAGCCTGTACGACGGCGACATCCCGTTTTAGGGGCGATGGCGGTATGCAGGTACTGGACTCGCTCATAGACGGGCCGCTTAGGCTGCGCAACCGCAGGGAGGGCGACGAGCTTATCGGCATGATCGTCCGGTACCTGCGAACTGGCGAGCAGCCCGAGCCTCGGACGGACGCCCAAGAGGCCGTGCTGTTCGCCGTGCAGCCAGTCATGGAGACCTCGCGCAAGCGCATCGTGGCGGGAGGATCGGGCGGCAAAGCGGCAAGCAAACCCGAGAGCAAACGGGCAAGCGAAACGGGAAGCAAACCGCCAAGCAAAAGCGGAAGCAAAACGCAGAGCAAAGCGGCAAGCAACGATGCAAGCAAACCCGAGAGCAAACGGGCAAGCGAAGAGGAAGAGGAAGAGGAGTCAGGAAAAGGGATTAAGGAAAGAGGGAAAGCGGCGCGTTTCCGCGCCCCCTCTCCCGCCGAGGTCGCCGAATACGCCCAGCAGTTCGCTGCGAACAAGGGCCTCGACCTCACCGCCCTCGATTTCGACCCCGAGCGCTTCGTCGACTTCTACGCCCAAAAGGGCTGGATGATCGGGCGATCGCACATGAAGGACTGGAAGGCCACGGTGCGCAACTGGGTGCGCACCTCGAAGCCAAAAAACGGCATGGCAAAGGAGGTGCCAGACGATGGATTTTCGGCCTACGACTGAGTGCCCGCACTGCGGCGCGACCCTCAAGGCCCGCACCACGCGGCTCGCTGGGCGGACGCTGTTCTGCGGCTACGAGCAGTGCGGCTGCGCAGGCGCCGAGGCCGAGCGCGAGAAGGAGCGCCAGGTCGAGGCCGAGGCGGCTCGCAAGGCCGAGCTCGACAGAGCCATGCACGACTGGAAGCGGGCGGGCGTGCCCGAACGCTACGTGAGCCTCGACCACCCGTTGGCGGCCGAGATCGCCGAGTGCATGAAGCGCGGCCAGTGGGTGTATCTCTGGGGAGACGTCGGAACTCACAAGACCACCTGCGCCGCGGCCGTGGCAAAGCGCCTGGCCGGAGGCAAGCGGTCGGTGCTCATGGCCCCGATGTACCGCATCCTCGACGAGATCCAGCGCAGCTTCCACGACGGCGGCGACCCGCTCAAGCGCTACGCCGAGGTGCGCTACCTGATCGTGGACGACCTGGGCAAGCGCAGGCCGACGGGTTTCGTTTTGGACAGCCTGTTCAGCCTGATCGACCAGCGCTACTCCGCGATGCTGCCCACGCTGGTGACAACGCAGTACAAGCCAAGCGACCTCGTGCGCAGGCTTGCCGAGCAGGGAGACCCTGACACCGCGAAGGCAATAGTGTCGCGGCTGAGGGGCGGCGCGAGGGTCGAGCACTTCGATGGCCCGGACGGGAGGCTGCAATGATCCTCGATGCGGGGGTGCTTCGCGGCTACCCCAAAGAGCGAGCCGAGCTTTACGGCAAGCCCCACCTGGGGGCGCACTACACCCACGGAAAGGCCTACGAGGCGCTTTCGCCCCGATGCTGCGTCTGCGGCAGGCGTGCCGGAAGCGTGCACCACGTGGCGCACCGGTCTTGGGGCGAGACGTTCCGCCTGGTCACGCCGTGCGGCACCTGGGACTTGCGAAGCCCGCTGTTCTGCCTCTGCGGCAGCGGCACCACCGGATGCCACGACAAGTTCCACGGCGGGGCGCGGCTCAAGGCCGAGTGGCGCTGGCGGCATCCGGTCTACGAGGAGGCCTGGTGGACGGGCCAGCTGTTGCAGGTCTACGAGCCGCACGACCCCGGCCTCTACGAATACGGATATTGGCTGATCACAGACCGTGACGGCAACGAGATGATACGAGAAGGGATATGACCCATGGAGATCAAGACATGCGAGCAGTACGTGCTCGACCAGCTTGAGCAGGCGCAGGACGAGGCAGAGGAGCTGCGCGAAAAGCTTGAGCAGGCGCAGGACGAGGCAGAGGAGCTGCGCGGCAAGCTCATGGAGCGCGACGAGCACGATGCCTCGAAGGTCGAGCAGGCCATCCGCAAGGAAGGCCGCCGTAAGCTCTACCGCGACGGCAGCGGCTACCGCACGAGCGTGGAAGACGGCGGCAAGCTTATTCCGTTCTCTGACTGGTGCATCGAGCACGTCGGCTACTCAAGCCTGCGCTGCGGCATGACCAAGAGCGAGTTCATCGCCTACTTCGAGCCTGAGTTCCGAGAGGAGTACGACGAGCTGGTCAACGAGTGGAAGGCGAGCCAGGAATGATACGCATTTACGAGCGCTCGCTTTGCCAGAGCTACGCGAGCGCCTACCGCCAGGGCATCCTGCTCGCCAAGACCGACGACGAAGCCGAGGCGCTTTCGATCGTCGAGTCGCTGACCGACGACAGCTACCAGTGCTTCGCGCTGCTGGAAGACGGGACCGTGCTCGATCTGCGGGGCCGGTTCCCCGGGTGTGTGGAGATGGGCGGTGAGGAGGAACGCGATGGCTACCGAGATTGAGCCGCTGATCATGCCGTTCAACCCGCTTTGGGTCACCACCAGCAAGCGCGAGTATCGAGAGGCTGTGCGCAGGATGGGCGAAGAGCCAGGAGACACCAAGGGCAAGGACGGCCTCACCAGCTGCATTCCGGGCAAGGGATGCGTGGTGTGGATCAGCCGCAAGGTGAAGGCCCCGGACCTGTACGCGCTCGCCGCCCACGAGGCGACGCATGCGGCGTGTGACATGCTTGCCAGCATCGGGGAGGACACGCCCGCCGCCGAGGAGCTGGCCTACATGGTGCAGACCATCACGGCGGGGATCATCATCGCCTGCGGAGGTTCCGATGGCGACGATTAAGCATCCCGACACGTTCAAGTGCGACGTGTGCGGAAGAGAGATCGAACGAGCCCATTCCATCACCCTCCCCGTGAGGTGGACGACCGAGCAGAACGAAGGAAGGCCGTGCACTCCCTACGTTAAAGAAGAGACGATTGACCTCTGCGACGAGTGCTTCGAGAGGGCCGTCGTCATCGAGGCGGCGGGATGCATGGGACGGAACAGCTACCGATTAGCAAGCGAAGAGGAACGAGGCGCCTACGATGAAGCTCAAAAACCCGATCAGGGAGATTAGGAAGGCCAAGACACCGCCGTGCACCCAATGCGTGCACTCGCGCTTCAATGCCTTCAACGGCGTGACCATCTTGTGCGACAGCGGGGCATACCTCGACCACGTGGAGCGCACGTGCTGCGAGCGCTACGACAATTTCGTTGCAATAGACGTGCGCGGAACCAGGTGGTGTCGATTCGAGCAGAAACCGCCGAAGGCCGAGGACGGTGACGAGTCATGAAGGCTATCGAGGCGCCGAAAAGTATCGAGCCGTGGCGCATCATCTGCGCGGCTCAAAGCGAGCCTGATTACAGCGAAGAGCGCTACATGTTGATCTACGCCGGCGATGGAAGCGACGACTATTACGACAAAGGCTACATCTTGCTGGAGGGCTGGCACTGCTCCTGCTACGACTGGCCCGAGGTCGATTGGGACGCCACCTATTACGAGGAAGACGAGCTGCTGAAGATTGCCGACATGCGCAAGCGCAACCCGTCGGACGGCGCCGAGCGCCGCTTCTTCATGCTCGTCGAGCAAGCATTGGGGGCGCACCAATGAAGTACGTCTCGCTTTTCAGCGGCATAGAGGCCGCGACCGTGGCGTGGGAGCCGCTGGGCTGGGAGCCTGTGTGCTTCGCCGAGTTCGACGAGTTCCCCAGCGCCGTTTTGGCCGAGCGGTACCCCGAGGTGCCGAATATCGGCGACGTTACCAAGATGAACTGGAAGAAGTACCGCAACAAGGTGGATCTGGTGGTGGGCGGAAGCCCATGCCAATCCTTCTCGATCGCGGGCAAACGGGAGGGGTTGCAAGGTGAGTCAGGACTCATGTTCGAGTACATTCGGGCGGTACGTGAGATACGTCCTCGATGGTTTCTTTGGGAAAACGTCCCGGGAGCGCTCTCAAGCGAGAATGGGGAGGCTTTCCGACAGCTGCTGTCCGAAATGGACAAGCTCGGGTACGGCCTGGCGTGGCGCATACTCGATGCGCAGTTCTTCGGAGTGGCCCAAAGACGCCGCCGTCTCTTTCTTGTCGGACATCTTGGAGCCTGCCCCCCATCGGCGTACTCATTGAGCCGGAGAGCATGCGAGGGGATTTTGAATCGAGCGCGGAAAAGAGGGCGAGCCTTGCCGAAGAGGCTGGAAGAAGCCCTCGTAGCGCAGGCTTCAAGTACCACCAGGGAGCAGGCGCGGGAGGAGTAGGCGCGGAACCGGAGCAGTCCCCCACGCTCACCGCCGATTGGCACAACCCGGCCGTGTACCCCATCGACGAGCCGATAACGATGGCCGACCTCAACGCCAACACGGCGATCGGATACGACATGGTGGGCACGCTCAAGGTTGGCGGCGACGCGCCGTCGGTGTGCCTGTGAGCGCCTGCACGCTGCTCGTCCGTTGCGGATGCGCGGGCGGCGGCAAGGGCGCGCTGGTGAGCGACGAGGTATCGCTCACCCTATCGACGAGCAACACTCAGACGCTTTTCAGCGAGGAAGGAGGCGACATGGTTGTGCGAAGGCTCACGCCGCGCGAGTGCGAGCGGCTGCAAGGCTTTCCCAGCGATTGGACGAAGATTCCCTATCGCGGCAAGCCGGCCGACGAGTGCCCGGACGGGCCACGCTACAAGGCGATCGGCAACAGCATGGCCGTGCCAGTCATGAGGTTCATCGGCGAGAGGATCGCCATGGCCGAGGCGGGTGAGATCGCATGAGCTGCGACCCGTATAAATGGACGTGCGCGAGGTGCGGCAAAACGCACTGCAACCCGTTTTTCACGTGCTACCCGCGCGAATTTTGGAAGGACAACAAGAAGCGTGTCGGCGAGGTCTGCGAAAAGTGCCGCGACGAAATCGACTATGACCAAGTTCGCCGCAGGAAAGCGAAGGCAGGCGAGGCCTCATGAGCTACGACATAAGGCTGTGCGACCCCGTGACGCACGAGACGTTGGAGGTCGATTCTCCGCATCTCATGGCGGGCGGAACATATGCCCTGGGAGGCACGACCGAGCTTTGGCTGAACGTGACCTACAACTACGCCAGGCACTACCACTGCTTGGGAGAGCGCGGCATCCGCGAAATCTACGGGAAGACCGGGGCCGAGTCGATACCGATGCTCAAAGCAGCGGCCTTGAGGCTTGGCGACGATGTTTCCGACGACTACTGGGAGGCCACCGAGGGCAACGCCAAGCGGGCGCTGTTACAGCTGCTCGCCATGGCGAGGATGCGCCCCGACGGCGTATGGGACGGCGACTGAGAGGAACCTAAATGAAGAAGGCGATGATCGTCCAGCCAATGAACGGGCTTGGCGAGGAGCAGATACTTGAGGCCCGCACGAAGGCGGTCGCAGAGCTTGAGCGGCGCGGATACGAGGTCGTGGACACGTACTTCAAGGACGGCCTCGCGGTGCCGCACAAGGTCGTGAACGAGCCGCTGTACTACCTAAGCCAGAGCCTCGCGAAGATGGCCTGCTGCGACGCCGTGTTCCTCTGCGAGGGATGGGAGAACGCCAGGGGTTGCAGGGTTGAGCGCGCCGCAGCCGTGGCATACGACCTTGAGGTCATCGGCCACGACATCCCGTGCACGGGCGGTGCCCGATGAGCATGGTCGTCTACGAACCACCCAGCGGGTGGAACCTTCCGCCCGGCTGCTTCGAGGGAGACCCGAACGCGCCGTGGAACCAGGAGGAGCCGGAGCCATGCTGCGAGTGCAGGTGGTTCAAGCCAACCGACGGCGACGACGGCGTGTGCGGCCTTGAGCTTGAGGCGGCTATAGCCAACGAGGAGCTTGCGGGCAAGAGCATGGCCGACGCGGCCAACAAGGCCGTCGACTGGGCGCTCGACCATCTGAAGGACGGGGATGAGATCGCTTGCGAGCACTTCAAGCCCTAGCCGCCTTGGCCGTGGCGCTGCTGCTGGCGGTGCTGGCCCTTGAGTTCTATGTGATCCGCATGCTGGCGGCGGGGCTGGTGGTTCTGGCCCTGCTCGCCTGCGGGTAGGAGGTTGACGATTGACTAACTTGGAGCGGTACTTCGGCACGCCCGAGGCCGCGATGCGCATGGAGGTGCGCATGCTGCGCGACGGGCGGCGGTTCAAAATCTCGCTGAGCGAGTGCAACCCCTTCACAACGTGCGCGTTCGAATCGCGCTGGGTGCGGGACTTCGGCTCATGGGGCGAGTATCTGGACTGGCTCAAGGCCGAGTACGACGATGGAACCGTCAGGTGGGAGGACGAATGAGCCGCCCAGGATGCAACCGGGGATGTCTGCTCGTGATAGCGGCATCCCTGCTAATAGACGGACTTACGCTGTGGGCGGCGGTATCGCTGGCCCGCATGATCATTGGAGGATGACATGGGATACAAGAAGTTAATGGATGCAGCCGGTGCTGTCGTGTCCATGCTCGTGATGCTCTTCCTGGTGCTGCTCGTGTGCTACGGCATCGTGTGGTGCATCGGCGGGATAGCGGCGATGCTGGCATGAGCGGCAACCCGCGCAACCGCAACGGCAACGCAAGGCGCAAGCTGAGAGCGAGGCTGAGGGCAGAGGGAAGGCCGTGCCACATATGCGGCCAGCCGATAGACTACAGCCTGCCGAGCGGCGACCCGTGGAGCTTCGAGGTGGACGAGCTGCTGCCCGTGTCGAGGGGAGGCAGCCCGCTGGACTACTCCAACGTGGATGCCGCCCACAGGATCTGCAACCAGCGGCGCGGCAACAGGATGCCGGGCGACGCCAAGCAGTACCAGATACGCCGCACGCGGCTGTTCTAGCGCAAAACATAGCAATGCACCAATAGGGGCGCGGTCGTTTCGGCGGTCGCGCCCTTTCTTTTGGCCCGAGCGCCCAAGCCGCCGAAAAGAGGCGGGGCGGTCGCCCCTCCCCTGGGTCGGAAGGCCACCCCGGCCGCCTAGGGCCGATTTCCCCCCGCCCGTTCCGAACGATTTCGCTATCTCACGCCTCCATTACGATTCCCCGCGAAGAAGGAGGGAATCATGGCCGAGAACATCGAGATGCCGCAGGAAGTGGCTAGCGACCCCGTGCAAGCCGCCATCTGGGAGCAGCTGACCGCGAGGCGCACGTTCGCGCAGGAGGATGCGCCGACGCTGGCGCTGCTCTGCTACTGGCACGCCGTGGCGAACCAGGCACGCGAGGCCATGGCCCTCGGGGGCAACGAGATCGAAATACTCGACGCCACCGCATACAAGCCGATCAGGGGCAAGGGCGGCAAGCGGCTCAAGATGATGCGCAAGAATCCGGCGCTGACCGTACTGAAGGAGGCCAGCACCGAGATCAGAGCGCTGTCAGACCAGCTCGGCCTATCCAAGTCGGCCCGAAACGTCACGGTGCAGCAGGCGCGACCCGCGAGCGCCCACGGCAAGCTGCTCACGCTCATGTTCGACGACCGCGAGACGCGTGCCAAGGCGGCAGGCGCGTGATGCAGGCGAGGCAAACCCCGACATACGAGGCGAACATCCCAGAAAGGCTCGACGGGGACGGCCCCATGGCGGCAGAACTGGCATCCGCGTACTTCGGCGACCCGCTACCGTGGCAGCCGCACCTGCTCGACGCCATGCTCGCCCGCGACGGACGCGACAAGTACCTGCTGCGCTCGATCGGCATATCCATCCCGCGACAGAACGGCAAGAGCTGGGACGTTCGCGCCCGCTGCTTCTACGGCGCCCTCAACGGCGAGAAGATTCTGTACACATGCCAGCACGGCGACACCTCAGACCAGATGTTCCAGGAGCTTTCAAGGCCATTCGAGGACGAGGACGAGCCTGAGCTTAACGCCCTGCTGCTCGCCGTGCGCAAGACCAACGGCCAGCAGGCCATCAAGCTCAAGAACGGCGGTCTTATCCGCTTCACCACGCGCACCGACTCGCTGGCGCGAGGCAAGACCTACGACGTGCTTATCTACGACGAGGCGCAGGAGCTTACGGACAAGCAGCAGGCGGCTTCGCTGCCCGCCATATCGGCAGGGTCGAAGCACAACCCGCAGACGATCTACCTGGGCACGCCGCCAGGCCCCGGCAACGTGGGCACGGTGTTCCGCGACCTCCACGAGGACGTTCACAACGGCAGGTCTGAGATGGGATGGATCGAGTGGGGCGCTACAGAGATCGGCGACGTGCACGACGAGTCGCGATGGTTCGAGTACAACCCGTCTCTTGGCACGATCCTTGACATAGAGGCCGTACGCGGCGAGTCCGAGCAGATGCAGCCCGACGTCTTCGCGCGTGAGCGCCTTGGCTGGTGGAGTCCAATCGGAGGAGCCGACTCATACGCGCTTTCGAGCGCCAAGTGGAAGGCGTGCGAGGTGGCGGGGCCGATGCAGGGAGGCAAGCTCGCGTTCGGCGTGAAGTTCTCGCCCGACGGGTCGCGCGTTGCCGTGTCCTGGGCGAAGGCGGAGCGCGGTGCCGGCTCCTACGTCGAGCTTTACGACCTCTTGGGCGCTGAGGGCGGCACTGTCGGCATATCCGACATGCTGCTGCGCAACCGCGAGGAGATCGCGTGCGTCTGCATCGACGGAAAGAGCGGAGCGGACGCGCTGAAGCAGCGGCTTCTTGACGGCAGGATGCCGAAGTCGGCGATCGTCATGGGCAGCACCGCGATCGTTCAGGCTGCTGCGACGATGCTGGCCGACGAGGTTAATGCCGGGACGACGAGCCACATCGAGTCGCCCGCGTTGGACGATTCCGCAACGAAGTCGATCAAGCGCGACGTAGGGCGCGACGGCTGGGGCTTCGGTGACGGCCCCGACTCTTCATCAGCGCCGATCGAGAGCGCATCGCTGGCCCTATGGGTGGCGAGGACAACCAAGAGAGACCCGAGACGTAAACAGGAGGCAAGCTTCTGATGGCAGCAGTGAACATGGAACTGGCCGGACAGGTCGCGGCGGCGGAAGGCCTGCGACACGAGGACAAGGCGCTCGTGCGCGAGCTTATGGACACGTGGCGCACCCACCGATCCCGCAACATGTTGCGGGAGGACTATTACCTCGGACACATCGGCGTCAAAGACCTAGGCATCGCCATGCCGAAAGCCCTCGCCAAGAAGATCAACCCGCGCGTTGATTGGCCCAAGAAAGCGGTGCACGCCCTGGCAGATCGCTCGGTGTTCAACGGCTTCACTGCCGACGACAGTGCCGTTACCATGCAGCTGCGCGACATATGCGCCGACAACCAGCTCGAAGCGCTCTACCGCAAGAACCTTATCGGTGAGCTGAAGCACTGCTGCGGCTTCTGGACTGTCACGGACGGCGGCGGCAAGCCCATCATCTCAGCGTACCCGGCAACCGCAGCGGCGGCGATCTGGGACGACGCGCAGAAGCGCATCAAGGCCGGTCTCGTTGTGGCCGAGTCGAAGAAGATGCCGGGCGACACCGAGCGCGTGCCGACCGTCGTGCACCTGCTCACGGAGGACGCGCTGGTGGTGCTTACGCGCGGCAGCGGCCACTGGGTGGCCGACTACATGGAGCACGGCATGGGTCGCTGTCTCATGGAACCTATGCCCTACGGCGCCACGCTTGAGCGGCCGTTCGGCTCCTCGCGCATCAGTTGTTCGGTCATGAGCATCACAGACGACGCCATACGCCAACGTGCCCGCATGGAGGTGGCGTCTGAGGCCGCGACGCTGCCGCAGACCTGGCTGCTCGGCACCTACAAGAAGATGATCAACGGGCAGAACAAGTACGACGCGTCGATGGGCGCGGTCAACGAGATCACCAAAGACCCTGACGGAGACTCGCCGACCGTGTGGCAGTCGGCCCAGTTGCAGATGGCGCCGCTCACCGAGTACCTGCGCCAGCTAGCATGTCAAATGTCGGCGGTCACCAACGTTCCGGTGTCTTTCTTCGGCGTGAGCAACGACAACCCATCCTCTTCGGATGCCATCGCCGCATCGCTCGAACCGCTCGTGATCGATGCGAAGAACCTCAACCGCGAGAATGGCAACGCTTTGCGCAACGTGGCCTACATGGCGCTCGCTGTGGCGAACGGCACGGACTACGAGACCGAGCGCGATGCCGGCTACAACCTCAACCCGCGCTTCATGTCCCCGGCCTACCCGTCAATCGTGAGCCTGTCCGACGCCGCGCTCAAGCAGGTGCAGGGACTGCCGAAGCTCGCCAACTCCGACGTGATGCTCGAAATGCTCGACTACACAGACGAGCAGATCCAGCGCATCAACAGCGACAACAAGAAGGCGCAGGCGAGCGCCGCCGTGGCTTCGCTGTTCGAGCCGAAGGAGGGCGAGGATGGCGGAGATACCTCGCAGCCTGCTTAACGAGCTTACGGACGAGATCAACGCGCTATCGGGAATGGCGCAGCGCCAAGCCAGCGACGCGCTCACCCGCTTGGTGGCCGACTGGGAAGCTAGCGGGAACGGCGACATAGCGGCGCTGCGAGAGGCTGCCTACGAGGTGATCGAGACGGCTTGCGGCTACTATGCAGACACCGTTGCGGCTGGCCGCGCAGCCGAGTTCTATGACGCCGTGCGCAAGGCGCAGGACGCACCCGGGAAGTACGCCGCCGTCGCCGAGTCGCTGCGCGACCCCCGGGCGACGTACGGCTCGGTGAAGGCGTTCATGGTAAGCGTGGTGAAGCAGGGAGCCACCGACATGTTCGTGGCCGCGTGCGTTCGCCGCCTCGATGCAGAGATCCGCAAGGCCGCGAACATGTGCGTGGCGCACAACGCCTCCAAAGACCCGGCGAAGCCGAGGTACGCACGCGTGCCGTCTGGCGAGACGTGCGGCTTCTGCCTCATGCTCTCCTCGTTCGGCTTCAACTACAAGACGAAGGAGGCTGCGAGCCACTCACACCCCAAGTGCGACTGCCGCGTCGTGCCGAGCTTCGGCAAGGGGCCGAAGGTCAAGGGATACGACCCAGACGGTATGTATGACAGGTTCAACGAGTGCATGGACGCGCTCGGCGGGCGCAACGGCATACGCTCAGATTGGGATGCCTTGCCCGATGCCGAGCGCGAGGCGTACATCAAGGAGCATGGCGGAAAAGCCAGCAAGGCGTTCGACAAGTACGTGAACAAGCGCATGGTCGAGGAGATCGAGACCAGAGACCCGAAATGGTACGCAACTGGCACGGAACCAAAAATCGGATTTGTCAGCAAAGGGGTGGAGAAGCGGGCGACCAAAGCGGAAATAGGAACAGCTAAGAGGCTGGCGCATCACGGCGTTGCCCCGACGTTCATCCAAGATTACAGATGGGTTCAGGAAGATGGGAGAAAGCGCAAAGTCGGGCTTCCAGACCTGAAAAACGGAATCGAAATCAAGACAATCGGAACGTCTGGAAACGCATGGGGCGCAATGAAGAACTACCTTGACAGCACGGCTGGAAAGGAGGGCGTCAAGTGCATGGTCGTTGACAACTCCGTATCCGAGCGAATAGACGACAATGCACTAATATCAGCGGCAAAGGATCTCGCGCCTAAGTACCCAAAGGTCGCGCATGTGCGCCTGCTGCTGAAGGATGGCAGGTACATAGCTGTCAAATAAAAAGGAACGGCACCGAAAACCTCAAAAGTAGAGGGCAGCATGCCGTTCCATCAACAGATTATACCAGTGCAAATAGGCAAGGGCCACCTACGGGTGGCCCTTTTCATGCCGAATCTCACGCTCATAAGAAACTGTCGCGGACGGGCCGCACGGCCCAACTGATGACCGTTGAGCAGCCGCACGGCAGCTCAGGCGTGCCGCACGGCACGGGAAAGGACGCGACATGGCAGAAGCAAACGAACCCACGCAAGTGCCGGGAGCAGAAGGCGGAGATGGCGCCAACCAGGAGCCGCCCGTCGACTACAAGGCGCTGTACGAGGCCGAGAAGAAGCACTCGCGCGAGTGGGAGAAGAAGGCGAAGGCCAACAGAACCGCAGCAGCGGCGCTTGAGGAGGCCAACAACGCGAACAAGACCGCCGAAGACCAGATCGCCGACCTCAAGAAGAGGCTCGACGACAAGGAGAAGGAAGAGAAGCGGTCGAAGATCGCGGCCAAGGTCGCGCAGGAGAAGGGCGTGCCGGCGAGCCTGATCGTCGGCGACGACGAGGAAAGCATGTCCAAGTGGGCAGACGACATGCTCGCCGCGTTCAAAAAGCCGCCCGCGCCCAAGGTCGAGAAGCCAGGAAGCTTCCCGAAGCCGAGCGACGGCGACAAATCTGAGCTGCGCGACTTCACGCGCCAGCTCCTCGGTAACAACTAGAGACAAGTAAGGAGCCGAAATGGCTAACGACACCAGCAAGGTCAAGCTCCCGCACAAGGTAGTGACCTCCATCATCAACAAGGCAAAGGACACCTCCACCATCGCGGCGCTGTCCCCCAGCACCCCGCAGACGTTCTCCGACACCACCTACATCGTGTTCAACCCGACAACCGAGGCCGAGGTAGTTGCGGAGGGCGCGAAGAAGAGCGGTTCCGAGGTCTCCACCACGCCGATCGTCGCAAAGCGCGTGAAGGTGGTCACGACCACACGCGTCTCCGACGAGCTGCGCTGGGCCGACGAGGACAACCAGCTTGAGATCGTGACCAACATCATCGCCGACCAGACCGCCGCGATCGGTCGAGCGCTCGACTACGTGGTCTACCACGCCGTGTCCCCCAAGACGGGCACCGCGCTCGATGGCTACACCGCGCTCACCGCAGGGGCCAACGCCGTAACCGCCTCGGCATCCGCGGTCGACGACATCGACGCGCTGGCCGATGCGCTTATCGACTACGACATCAACGGCTTCGCGCTCTCCCGCAAGTTCGCCGCAGACCTCCGCAAGCTGCGCATTCCCGCCACCGGCCAGCGCCTCTACCCGGAGATCCCGCTGTCCCTCAACGTCGGCAACATCGACGGCATCCCCGCCGCGACCTCCGGCACCGTCAACGGTCGCCGCTGCAAGACCGACCCGAAGGTGGCGAGCATCATGGGCGACTTCTCCACCATCAAGTGGGGCATGGTGCGCAACATGACCTCCGAGATCATCGAGTACGGCGACCCCGACAACACCGGTCAGGACCTGAAGGGATACAACCAGGTCGCGTACCGCACCGAGGCAGTCCTTGCCTACGCGGTTCTCGACCCCAAGGCCTTCGCCATCCTGAAGACGGCCTAGGGGGCGGTAACCATGGCGAACCTTGTGCAGAAGTTCATCGTCGAGGACGCATCCAAGGCATCCCCGATCCTCCCGCAGCACGTCTGCTTCGTGACCGTCGACGGCGAGCCTGTCGGCATCTCCAAACAGGCCGCAAACCCTGGTGCGAACCCGACCATCGCCAAGGTGGTCAAGTGCCTCGTCGACGCTGGCGTGATGGCCGCGACCTCCGAGGCGTCCGAGCAGAAGGCCGGCGAGAATGCCGCGAAGCCGGTTGACTCCGGCAAGGCCGAAGAGCCTGCCAGCGAGGAGTAGGCGCATGGAGCCGCTAGCGACCATCGAAGACTACAGGGCGAGGTACGGCGACCCGACCGACGAGGCACGCGCCGCGACCCTGCTCTCAGACGCGTCAGACCTGCTCATGAGCGCCTACGAATCAAACGTGGGCGACTACGAGCGCGGCAAGGTAGCCGCCTTCGACCGATCTGCCGCAGCGGTGTGCTGCCTCGTGGTCAACAGGGTCTTGTCTGCGCCAGCAGCTCTGGCGGGTGCCATGCAGTACAGCCAGGGCGCAGGCGGCTACACGGCCAGCGTGTCGTACGGGTCTGCCCTCGGCGAAATGTACCTGGGAAAGACGGAGCTGAAGCGCCTTGGGCTGCTCGACCAGCGCATCGGGGCGCTCCAACCGGTTGGGAGTGATGCCGAATGGGACTCATAAGCACCGAATCGGTGACGGTCACAACACCAGTGGTCGACTTCGATTCGCTCGGCGAGCCTATCGAGCGCGGCAGCGTGAACACCGCCATAGAGGGCGTGGTCGTGTGCCCGGGGGCCACGTCGGAACTCGACGCATCGCGCCCCGATGGCACTGAGGTCGCCTACACGCTGTGTTTCCCCAAGAGCTTCACCGCATCGCTCAAGGGGTGCCGCGTGAACGTTCGAGGCACCGAGTACCGCGTCATAGGCGACCCGCAGCGCTACGACCCGGAAAACACCCCAGGCGATTGGAACCTCACCGTGGAAGTGGGGCGCACCGATGGCTAAGTGCAAGGTGAAGTTCGAGTGGAAGGGCTGGAAGCGCGGCGGCTATGCCGAGGTTATGAACTCAGGCGCGGTGCAAACGCTTCTTAAGAAGAAG